CGTGGGCTCGGAGATGTGTATAAGAGACAGATTGTGTACGAGTATGCCGTTCGCGAAGAACTCTGGCAGGTAGCCCTCTGCTACGCTCAGATTATAGACCGGCTCGGTATGCCCGCATGTAGCACCGATGCGAGCAATAGTGCTTTGACTTGGTTCCGACGGATGCGGTCGGTTTTCCGCATGACTTGCATGATCCGGCCTTCGGATTAGCGGCATATCCCGCATACCGACCATCTGCGTGTTGCAGTACATGCGCCGATCTCGATAAGGCGACGAGATTGTCGGGCGCGTTATTACCCGGATTTTCATCTCTGTGATGAATGTCGCAGCCCGGTGGAATAGCGCCGTGATGCGCCTCGTAAATCGCCCGATGAAGGAGCTTTCCCTTCGCATGCCGGTAGTGTCCGGCCGGCATGCGGTGATACCATCTGCCGCGCCAAGCGATCGGGTGGCCGTGCTTTCCCATCTGGGGCTGACGAGTAGGCGATGCGAAGCGTTGACACTCGATGCAGGAACAAACTCTCCCGATTCCAAATCGAATATCGGGTGAGATTTCGTCGCTCTGATTTTGCATCCGGCGCCCTCTATTTCGACCATCCATGACGACTCGCCAGTACACCCAGCCCACTTCAACGGAGCAAATCCGCCGCGCGTCATCACCCGATCCGATATCGTGACTTCCTCGATGGGAACTTGGCCTCTATCAGTCTCGATCAGAGTACCGGACGCCAAGCACATCTGGTCCTCCAGATCGGCGAACACGCCAACATGGCTGACCCTGCCCTGCTCATAGAGCGCCGAAACCGGCTCCGCCCGAACCGCCTTTCCGCGAGAGGCGACAACCTCCTTGAAGGCCGCGTTCTTGTCCGCCGTGGCGATGGTGAAGCGCACCATGTCGCCGCCATAGTTCCGCTCACCGACGATCCGGTCGGCTTCCCAGCGGTGATAAAGCTCTACGGCGCGCCGCCCCCATCCTTCCGGTGACATGTTGACCGTTGCATCCTCCAGCACATAGCCGCGGCCATCGACGCCAAGGCCAGCCACCACGATGCCGATATCGTCTCCGCCGCCGTCGCCGCGCGTCCCTGACGGGTCCACCGCGACCACGATCCGCCGCATTTCCGGCGCCTCATTCACGCGGTTCGCGTCGATCCCCGGCATGGTCTTGCCGTCCGGTGCGGTGCGATCTTCGAGCGCCCACAAAGCGCCGTTGACCTCGCTTGCCCATTCTCCCGCCTCGAACCGCAGCCGCTTCGCCGCCGACATGCTGGCCAGTACGTCGAAATACTCAGCTGGCAGGTTGTCGGCGTTGTCGGCCGGATTGATCTTCATCTCGACGTAGTCGTCCGGGTTCGGAATGGCCTCCTTGGTGCCTGGCTTCATCCCGGCCCGGAAGAGTTGGTAGCTCCAGTGCAGTTTCGACGGCGGGTTGCAGTCGAAGAAAGCTTTCAGCCGCAGTGTCTGGCGGCCTGTTGCGTTGGCGATCTCCTGGGCCAGCGCGCATTTCTGAGCCAGACGCGACATGGCCGTTTCGACCGATCCCCACGGGATTTGACTGCTCTCGTTGAAGTAAAGCGTGGCGTATTCCTGGCCGAGGATTTTCTCGACCCGTTCATTGTCGTCCAGTCCGCCGATCCAGATTTGCGACCCGTTCGGGAACTCGACATAGAAGTCCGTCTTGTCGAACCTGACCACAAGGCCAGGAAAACACAACTCCAGCACCTTGGGGAGCGTGTCAGACCAGATCGAGATCTTGGCATGGTTGAACCTGAACCGGAATATCGCGTGACGCGACCCCGGCGCGTTGATCGCGCGATGGCAGATAGCACGGATCAGGATGAACGTCTTGCCGGACCTCGACCCGCCGCGCAGCATGACGTTGCGAGCGGGTCCAGCAAGAAGCCGGTTAGCCTCCCGCTGCTTTACCGTGAGCGTGGCGACCATCGGTCACAGTTCAGCGTCTTCCGGGCTGACCGTGATCGACATGCCGCCGCTGACCTCCCTCTTGTCGGTCAGTCCAAGCTCGCGTGCGATGATCGCACCGTCCAGAAGCCCCCCAGCTGCGCCGGAGAACTTCTGTTCCCAGATCACATTCTCGACACGCTCGACGGCATCTTTCAGGACATCACGATCACGCCACAAATACCATGTCGCCCTGTCGATTCCGAGGTACACATAAAGACCCGCCAATGTCATGGCGCGCATCTTGGAAATCTCGGCGCGGACGATCCTGCCATCCTTGGTGCAGAACACCTTTTCTTCCCTGAGAGGATTGTCGATCACCCACTGGAAGTATTCGGCGCAGTCCTCGAGCAGCTCTACTGGATCGCTGTAGATCGGCGGGCGATGGCCCCTTGCAGGGTCGCGACGATGCCAAATGGCGTTCCCCGGAAGGAAACGCCCCGTTTTCGGGTCTTTCCCTTCCATCGGAGTGTCCTTGTTTCAGATAGCTTCGCCATCGCCCCCGACGCGATTTCGACGGGGTGGGGCTATTCTGACCTGCCCCTCGATCACCGCCTATATGGCGAGACCGTCCGGTTAAGGCATTCCCGGAATGTCAAGCACTATGCAGCTAAATTTTGTTGTTCGCAAGGGGGTGTGTTACCCAACCCTCCTTAGCCGATCAATCGGAACGTCAACCTCATCCAGCCCGAGCATGGGGATGATGATCCTCGCCATGCCAGCGTGAATGCGCGACACGTCCACCATCCACCCCTCCAATGGGCCAGACATGACCTCTACGCGGTCCCCCTCCCTGATCATGGATGCCAGACGCCTCTTTTCGCGGATCGCTTCGAGCGTCACAGGGACGTGCCGCATCTTGAGCATGTCAGCCTCGCAGATCGGCATCGGAACACCGTCGCGACTGACGACGCCCGTCAGCTTGCCCCGCGCCCGGTCGAACAGCACATCCCAGTTCGGCTCCTTGTCGATCATGACGAACAGGTAGCGCGGCACAATTGGCGCCATGTATCTGACCTTGCGAACCCTACCCC